TTAATTTGTCTGTTTAGGGATGTTTCCTTGCCGTATTGTTGTAAATAACCCTCTGCCGACTTGCTGAATTTTATGTACCATATTTTCCAAAGCATCATTAAAACGGTTAATTTCAGCTTCAAGCCTATGAATATAAGGTTCATCGCGATAAGCGCGTTTAATTAAAGGCGGCATATCAGGCCAATACAGCATCAAATCTACCCATTCACGTTGAGCAATCCATAACCCTCCCTGACATTGTGCTTTATGCTCAACAGGAAATATATTTTGATAAAAATAAGGAATCAAAATTTCAGGTTTTTTCGTTTTAATTTCTAACAAACCACTTGTTCCAATAAAAGCATCGGGCGAAAAACCTTTTTTGCGATCATCAGCCAAAACAAAACCAATACACTCAGGCTCTGTCTGCATAAACGTTCCATATAGCTGGCGCGCATTTGGTTCCAGTTGTGTACCGCGTCGCATAGAAAGCGTTGTCCCCTCTTCCACAGATTTTCCTGTGATTCTTTCTCCAGCAAGTTTCATCATCACACAGTGATATTTCTGCGTTTTTTGTCCATCTTTTTTGCGCGCCATAACCATCTCAAACAAAGAAGCCGTAATCAAACCATTGCGCACTTGACGCCATTCATCCGTTCCTTGAACACAATCAATAATAATTGGCATTATCTTTCCATCTCCACTTTTTTATTTCCCTCCACCAACGCACACAGTCCTCACCCTCAATCCACCGCACACAACCAATGCAACAAACTTAAACCGCCCCCAAACACAGCCCGCATCCTCTCTTCACAAACTCACACCCCTCAAAGCCCATCCTCCAAAACACGTCCCTCATAACCCGCATCTCTTCTCGTTCACACTAGCCTGGCCCCACACAGTTCAATCTTCCTCCTTACCTTCCTCCCATCAACGCTCCCTTACAAACTCACGCCCCAGACACCCCTTTAAACCCCATCCTCTTACCCACCATCTATCTTACTCCAAACACACCTTCCTCCTCCCACCAGCTAATTCCTTTCAAGCTCTCTGCTATTTCTCCCAAATCCACCGCACACAACCGGTGCAACAAACTTAAACCACCCCCAAACACAGCCCACATCCTCTCCTCACAAACTCACACCCCTCAAAGCCCATCCTCCAAAACACGTCGCTCATAACCCGCATCTCTTCTCGTTCACACTAGCCTGGCCCCACACAGTTCAATCTTCCTCCTTACCTTCCTCCCATCAACAAAAGTGACCTACCCCACCAACGCACACAGCCCACCCCTTCCACGCTCTTTACCTTCCCTCACCCCCCATAAAAGGTCCCAACCAGAAAAGGCCCCCTCTTTACAAGCAAATCTCCCTTGAAAGAGGGGCAAAGCAATCAACAGCCTATGACACTATATAAAAATCATTTTGGGGTGACCGGCAGCTCAAATTATAAGCAACACGCTGAGCAACCTTTCGTGAAATAAAAGGAACTGCTTTGTGTTTTTGTGGTTCAAGCATAATCGCATTGCGAAGAGTACCAGCGTAATAAAGGGGAACCCCTTGATAAATTGTTTGAAGATAATTTGCCATATCAATTTACCTCCAATAGCGATCCAAAACATCACACGCACGTAAGCGATGCTGTTCTTCATAAGACCCATAGACATTATCCTGATACACACGGGTAGCCTTGTCCTCTAAATACTCGTGATACACATCACTATCGAGAATAAAAGGGTGAAAATAACCCTCTCGTTCATCAAGATCGTGGCACTTCATATATATCTCAGCAACTTGTTCACTCACATCATCAGCATGGAGAGTCTTTAAATCGAGCCGTAAAAACCTTTGAACAGCATCGCACTGCTCCATAAGATCCAAAACCTCCTCAAGGCAATCAATAGGTCCAACATAAACATCATCATCTGAATCCTCACCAAGAATGATGAGGATTTCATCCTCTTTAACGAATGGAATATCTTTCATAAATTTCTCCCTCAGACAGTTGATAAAGCTAAACTCTGTCTTGACATAGTCAAATATAGCGTTAGTCTTATCTCCTCTATGGGAGATATGTCAATTATTTTATCCTTAATAAAAGATATATTTTAACTTTTACGAACATTTTCACAGCACGTAAAAATTGACTAATTTTCCATCGCATTTTTATGTTGTTCTCTATTCGTTCTAAATTAACACAACAACAAACAAAAAGGCACAAATAATAGGCATAAATAGACAGATCAATGGAGACACAAACAGAGATGGGAGAGCTGAAATGAGTGATTTAAAATTAATACAGTATTGGGAAAATCTTGAACCTGAAACTCAAAAAGCTGTTATGGTTTTACTTCGTCAGTTGGCCGGCGCAAGAGAGTTAAAATTGCCTGTCTCTCTTCAGGAGAAATCTTTGCAAGAAGATCAATAAATTCTCGATCTTCAGAAGAAGAATTTTCTCCATAAAGAATATAACTCATACTCACATTAATTGTCTGACACACGTTTGAAAGCGATTCAATCGTTGGGTCTTTTCCTTCAGAAAGAATAGAATGGAGATAACCAGCTCCTTTACCTGCCGCAAGGGAAATAGAGCGTTTTGATCGCCCACTTTTTTTGAGCGCTTCATTTAATCTATGTCGCCAACCATCAATATTCATAGTCTCACCCTTAGTTGTCTTCAATAAAATACACAGTCTTTCACAAAATTGACTTGCAATATCCTTTAAAGAGGATATAAAATTATAAATAAATTTTATTTTAGGGAGTAAATTTTACATTTTATCAAAAAACAATAAACACCCCAAAGGATGCAAACAGACCACCTCCAAAGTCTGTGCGTCTTTTGTATGTATTATTTATCCTTTACAGTTTATGCAACCTCAAATTGCAAACTCCATTTCTTCTAGTAAATACAACTGGCTTTCAGATGATTTAAGAAAAACATAAAAGTGAACATAATACTCTAACAAATAATAGAACAAAATGAAACAAAACCAAAACAAACCAGAAACATTTTACGAAATCGTAAACTTTAATTGGGTGCATTAAGAAGAAAGAAAAGGCTATTTCAGATTTTTTCTCAACAAAAAGCTGCATCAATCAAAACCTTTAAATAAAAGAGACAAAACCTTAAGAAAGCTGATCTCCCATGAAACAAGCTGAGCAATCTGAATTTCCCAATTATGAAGCATCCACACTTCCTTATGTTTGCTGGTATCAAAATGACTTTTTAGGTGGGGTACGTGGGATGCGTGCACATGAAATTGGGATTTATACAATTCTACTCAATGAAATTTATGCGCGGGGTCGTCCTTTAGATTTATCCCCAGAACGTTTAGCACGCCTTTGTGGTTGCGATAAGCGAACTTTTATCAGTGTTTTAGAAATGTTGATTACAGAAGGCAAGATTTTAAATTTAACCTGTGGATTATGGAATAAGCGATGCGAAAATGTGTTTCGTGAGCGTGCACAATTGCTTGAACAAAAATCTTTCGCAGGTCATTCTTCGGCACAAAAACGTAAAAAAATCAATGCAAAAATTCAACATCTGCTTAACACATGCCCTACAGATGATGAACTTAACTCAAAAGCTCAGAATGAAGAAAAAGAAACACCTAACGGTGTTTCACAAAAGACAGGTGCCTTTTCTGATACACCCCCCCACTCCAGCACGCACTCTTCCACCACAACAAGCTTGAAAGGCCACCGCCTTCCTGCCAATTGGGTGGGCGACATTCACGCAGCAATCTCAGAAGGTTTGAGTGAAGAACAAGCCCGCTGGCAAGAAAAGAAATTTCGCGACTATTGGCACGCTAAAAGCGGCCAACAAGCCTTAAAGGTCGACTGGTCAGCCACATGGCGCAATTGGTACCGGCGTGAAATTGAGCGATTAAAAGAAAACCAAGAAAAGCTTTGTGCTTTATCATCCGGTTCAAACACAGTGTCTTGCAACACTCAAGAAGAAACTCTTTACCGCAACCTTATCAATTATCAAGCAACATAACCCACATCAAGCAAAATAGCCCAAACACAAGCGCAATACCAATACAACTCACAGCACAAATATAAACACAATACAAGCAGGGGGAACATGAGCACGATTTTTGAAATCAAACAAAAACTTGCATCTCAAGCAGAGTCAGTTGCACAAATACTTCTTCCACAAGGCCAAAAACGCGGCAATAATTGGATTGTGGGCAGCACACAAGGTGAACCCGGTCAAAGCTTATCGCTCTGTTTAAAGGGCAGCAAAGCAGGTCTGTGGTATGATTTTGCAGAAGGAAACGGCGGCGACCTTTTAGACCTGTGGTGTATTGTCAAAGGGATCAGCCTTTCTCAAGCACTGGATGAAGCCCGCGCTTATTTGAATCTTTCACGCCCAAAACCCTTTATGACCCCGCGTCATTCCTATCGCCTTCCCCCCATTCCAAAAGGGAGCCAACCTCGTCATGAGGTGAAAAATTATTTACACACAAAACGGCATATTCCTTTAGATATTTTAAAGCGCTATCGCATCCAAGAAGATGGAAACCAGATCATTTTTCCATTTTATAAACCCGATGGCACACTTGCATTGGTAAAAGTGCGCGCTGCACAAGAAGGTGCAAAAGCAAAACCCACAGTTTCTCATTGTGAACCGATTTTATTTGGTTGGCAAGCCATCTGCCCAACACAGCGCACCCTTGTTATCACCGAAGGAGAAATTGATGCACTTTCGTTAGCAACCTATGGATACCCAGCCTTATCAGTACCCTTTGGAGGCGGCAAAGGGGGCAAACAGGCCTGGATTGAAAATGAATTCGACCATTTAGAAATTTTTGAAAAAATTTTCTTAGCAACAGACATGGACAAACCAGGCGAAGAAGCCGCCCTTGAAATCGCCCATAGGCTTGGTCTCCACCGATGTTATCGTGTCCACTTGCCCTATAAGGATGCCAATGAGTGCTTAAAAGCAGGTGTCGAGACTTCAACCATAAAAGCTGCTTTTTCAAAAGCCCAAAGCTTTGCACCAAAGGGATTAAAGCGTGCATCTGATTATCACAATCAGGTGATTGAGTTGTTTTGGCCAACACCCAAACAGCACATTGGTTATACGGTTCCTTATCCAAAGCTAAATGGCAAATTATATTTTCGCCCAGCAGAATTAACCCTCTGGAGCGGTGCAAGCGGTACCGGTAAAAGCCAATTGTTATCAGACTGTATTGTCCATTGGATTGCGCAAAAAAGCCGCATTTGTTTAGCCTCACTCGAAATGAAGGGGGAACAATCGTTGCGTCGTTTAATCAGACAAACAGGGGGGTGTAACCAACCAACAAAAACCATGATCGAACAGATTCTTCATTTTTTAGATGATGGCCTCATTTTGTATGAACACGTAGGTAAATCAGACATCCAAACCTTGCTTGATGTGTTTGACTATTGCCGTGCAAAATATGGTTGCGATCAATTTGTTATCGACAGTTTGATGCGGCTTGGTATCGCAGCAGATGATTATACAGGGCAAGAACAAGCAGTCTATAAAATTGTTGACTGGGCAATTTTAAATGCTGTGCACGTTCACCTTGTCGCCCATGCACGCAAAAGTGGTATAGAAAAAGATATTCCTGGCACTGAAGACATAAAAGGAGCCTCAGAAATTGGAGCCAATGCATTTAATATCATTACAATCTGGCGCAACCGGTCACTAGAAGATAAAATTCTTGCAAGCCAAAGTGCAACAGAAAAAGCTGAATTAGAAGCCCGCCCCGGGGTGATTATGAATATTGCCAAACAACGTTCAGGCGATTTTGAAGGAAAAATCGGCCTGTGGTTTGACTCCAAAACCTACCGCTACCGTTGTTCTTCAACACCCCAACAAAAATCACGCCGTTATCTTGAATTCACAATCCATCCCTCCTCACAACCACATCACCCCCCTTCACAAATTCACCCTTCCTCACAAATTCACCCTCAAGAGCACACAAACACACAACCCTCACAATCCCAAAAGAAACACACAACCCAAGCTATCTTAAAAACCTGCCCAACAATGCAGCCTTGCCCCGCCCCTTAAAGCGCACCCACACACCTCAACACACTCCACCCCTTAAAGCGCACCCCACATCTTAAAAATAAAACCATACAAAAACAAACCATACCCTAAAGAACACTCTAACTCCTTAAAAGCACTCCACAGTATAAAGAGCACTCATACCGTAAAGAACACATATTGACACACTGTTTTAGAAATTTTTTCTCAAATCATCCCCCATTTTATTCATCCTCTCTCATTCTTACTTAAACCTCCCCATTATCCCTCCATTTTACTCATGTCCCCCCCTCATGCTCTTAAATCTCGATTTTCCTCATCCTCTCGTTTTTATTCACCCCCTCTCGTTTAACCCCTTATTTTCATTTGAAAATCTTCTGACACATTTTTCATTTTAAAGGAGGCAAACAATGAAATATCACCACGATAGAAAAAATATCGATGCACTCAAAAAAAACACTATAAATTACGCACACCCATACACAAAACATCAGCACATTGGCCACTTAAAAACAGAAGAAATGCTTATCGAAATAAGCAATCCTTATTTTCAACCCACCTATAAAGAAAGCCCCAGCAACCCACAAACCATTGTTGCAGTTGCCAACACTCATAGCCGCCCCATTGCTCTTTTATATGCAAAAGGGCATATCAGCAAAGCGCAATATAAAGCAGCAGAACGTTTTTATTATTATTGGCATATACAACAAGGTAACACACATATGAGCATCGATTACAGCCGTCAAAAAGTTGATAGTGGTCTTTTTTATACAGACACTCTTGAACGCCAAATGGAAGCAACAGATCAATTACAAACGATTAAGATTCAACTAGGTGTTCTTGGTTATCAACTTGTTGAACAAGTGATCGTCTATAACCTATCAATCAAAGACTTAAGCCCTTTAAAACGCAAGCAAAACTCTCTTGCCGACCACTTACGCGATTGTCTAGACTTGATGGCAACCCACTGGGGTTATGCGAAAACTTAAATAGTAACTTAAATAGTCTTGAATAAACGCATAAAACTCCCCACAAAAAACCGATGCACCTATCCATTCAAGAACACCCCCTCACTCAAGAGGATGAAATCCCCACCACCACCCCACTCACTTAAATTCAAAACCAGCATACATTTTCAACTTCCCAACTTATCCCTTTCAAGCTCTCTGCTATTTCCCCCAAAAAGCCATCATACACACCAGAACAAACAACTTGGGTCGCTCCCCCCCCCCACACCAACCCCTTATATTCTCTTTTCCAACTCACACCCCTCCCAAATTCATCCTCTCACACTAATGCCCCAGCCATCTCCCTCAAACCATCTCCCACAAGAATACCTGTCAAGCCCCCAGCCATCTCACCCCCAAAAAGCCATCATACACCAGAGCAAACAACTTAGACCTCTACACGCTCTTCCGCATCCCTTCTCGCCCGCACTAGCCTGGCACCCCGCAACCCACTCTTCCCTCTCACCTTCCTTCCATCAACGCTCCCTCAAAGCACCCAACCTCTTTCTTCTCACAAGCCCTCCAATTTCCCAACCTTACCTCTCTTTCATCAGAAAGCATGCTTAATGCTATAAGCTTGCGTTTGTCAGCATAAGATTGAAAAGAGAAACACCCATATTTGTAAGGCACAAACTCATAACTTTGTTTTTCTTCCCATTGCGTAAATAAAAATAAATACTTTTGAAAATCTATATTTGAAAGACATCCTCCAAATTCTTGAAGTAAGGCTAACAATAGTTTTTGCCGTTTGAATAGGGTCTTGCCTTTTGTTGTTTGCATAGTGTTATCTCAGGTGTCTGATTGAACAGTATTTACAGTACAAACCAGCAGATGAGTTTGAAAAACCACTCAAATTTCAATAAGTGCGCTGGTTTATGATTTGCTTGGCATCAAACAATAAAATTATAGCACAAAACAGCATTTATGCACGAATAAAATAAAAAATAAATTGTTTATTTTCAATAATTTATACCATTTTTCTTTGGAAAATGCACTATGTTATGATAATGAAAAATAGCTTTTCATATCCGTATTTCATTTCAATTATTTTCCTTAGAAAAGATATAAAAACATGATCAATAAAGTAATTTTAATCGGCTATCTTGGTGCCGATCTTGAGAGCAGAATAATGCCATCTGGAATAGAAGTGGCGAATTTTCGTATAGGCACTTCTCAAAGAATGGCAAGAAGTTATCAGAGAAACACAGGGTTTATATCGTCAATATAATCTTCATGATGCATGAGAGCATCTGATTATAAAAAGACCAACAATTGCTATATCTTCTCAGCTCTCTACGCATGGCTCTCAATGCTCTTCAGAAATATTTTGATCGTTAATAAAAGGATTGATATCAGATTTAAAATCAATAAAATATGTATATACTTACACATTATGCGTATAGTACATGGAACAAGATAACCGAAAAATCATTGCAAAAAAATCATTGCAAAATTGAAGTACGACGGCTTTAAGCTTGTTAAAGTAAAAAGTTCTCATCATAAATTTAAAAAAAATGGTCAAGTAATTATTGCTCCTCATTCTAAAAAAAACCTTCCAATCGGTACAGCGCATTCCATTGCACAACAAGCGGGCTGGTTAAAAAAAGGAAAAGAAGAATGAAAAGATTTTTTGCTCTTGTTCACAAGGATGAAAATTCTGCCTTTGGTGTTCAGTTTCCTGATTTTGAAGGGCTGTTTTCTGCTTCTGATCAGGAAGAAAATCTCATTGCCAATGCAACAGAAGCTCTTCAACTATATTGCGAAGAAATGGATAAGTTGCCAGCTCCTTTAAAATTCGAAGAAGTAATACAGAAAGAAGCTGTCAAAACAGCTTTGTCGGAAGGAGCTTTTTTAATACAAGTTCCATTTATTGAAAATGATTCAGAAGTGGTGCATACGAATATATCAATTGAACGAGGGCTTCTGCGTGCAATTGATGATTGTGCACAAGAAAGAGGTTTAACACGATCTGCTTTTTTAGCAACAGCAGCACGTCATGAGCTTAATATTTAGATAATCAAATGTGAAAAAACTTACAGTTTTTCTTTTATAAAGATTTGCGCTTAACAAATACCAGATTCAGATTTGGCAAAATAAAAAATAAGATTGTGATTTTTTAGTTGACATGGGGGTGAAAACAGTATTTAATAATAGTATAGTGCTAATTTTACTGCACTAAAAATTACAGAATCATGTAAGTTTTTCTTGTTTGTGTTGTAGTTAAAATCCCTGCAAATGCGGGGTTTTTTGTTAAACAAATCAAATTTATTCATTTTTATTCATTTTTATTTATTGACCTCACTTTCCCCCCCTTTGAGAGTGAGGTCTTTTTTATGTCTGACATTTCTCAAAAGGAATAATCATACAAAAAATAAAAGTGGTCATCACAAAGCCTATGTGCGTTCTTGGTGACAATAAAGACACTGTTCGTTTTGAACCCTCCACAAAAAGTAACCCATTCGTTGAGATTTTCTCGCAAGTCTATGATCGTCTTAAACGTGCTGGTGCTGTAAGGCTTTATTAAGTTTTTGCGAGAACAAGTGGAGATAAATTCACGATTGCAAAACAAGAAGGCACCTTGATTGCTTATGTCATGTCTAAAACAAAGACTTCAAGTTCTATTGAACACCATGCCCGCGAGAGGCTAATACCCGCGAGAGGCTAACTAAAAATATACACAGCCAAATTGCTCGGCAAGAATATATGATCAATCAAAAGGCCCCACACTCTTAAACCATACCAAATTATAGACAAGCATATGATGATGATTTTAATGTTCCAAATCAAATTATTGAGAGAAAAGTTTTTAAAAGGTACTTTCCAGTGGGGGGGTGCGGGGCAATCAAGCGCAACATATCACTAGCGACTGAATTTTCAAATGACTGTACATTGTACACATAGCTTATTGATAAATAACAACTATCATACACCACCTTCCTTCTATGGTGAGAGAGCTTTTAAGCCATTTGTTTAAATTTATCTATTTTGGCAAATTCGTCAGCTTTTTCAGTTTGTAGTACATTAACGTCGTAAGCAGCTTGCATGTTAAGCCAGAACTCAGCTGTGGTATCAAAAAAATAGGCCAATCTTAGCGCTGTATCAGGAGTTATAGGGCTATTTTCAGCAACAATACGCTCTATCCGGGTACGTGGAACATTCAATGCTTTAGCAAGAGCATAAGCAGAAAGGGCGTATTCTTTTAAATATTCTTCCCGTAGAATTTCTCCAGGATGGATCGCTATGTAACTTTTCATTTCAAACTCCTCTACGGATCAATGATAATCTACAATTTCAACTTTATAAGAACCATTAGAACGCCACTCAAAACAAATACGAAATTGGTTGTTGATACGGATAGAATATTGACCATGGTGATTACCTTTTAATGTTTCTAAGCGATTTCCCGGGGGGCTACGTAGATCTTTAAGATTAACTGCTTTATCGAGCATAAATAATTTTCTTTGGGCCATACGCATCAAAGCCTCTGGAAAACCTTTCGGTAGCTTACCTTCCAGAAGTTCCTTACATCGCTTATCCGCAAAGGTTTCAATTACCAAATTACTCTCATTCGTTAGTTTGCGTATCGTGAAATGATACTAATTTAAAAGAAAAGATCAATAATAAAAAATATTCAATCACGAAAACACATGACTAAACAGACCAGAGAAGACCTATCAGCTCGAGCGTTTGCGAAAAAGATGGGTGTTTATCCTAATGCGGTTATTGCTCGTTTTAAGACGGGAAAGTTTAATGAAGCCCTTTATGATGATGGTTCAATCAATGAAGAATTAGCTACAGCTTTATGGAATGAGAATCCCACCAAGCAAGCCTATGTTATAGGCGAAGATGGAAAGCCTCGCACAAAGACAAAGCAAGATTCTATAGAAGGAGCTAATGAATACAAGATAAAACTCCAAAGAATGCAAGTTGCTCTTGAAAGTGAGACAATTGACCTTGAGCAAAAAAAAGAAACAACCCTTGACCGTGAAGAAGTAAAGAGGGCAGCACGTAATTTTGGAAGAGCTTATCGTGATATTATGCTGCATTTTCCTCACCGCTTTGGTGCACGTATTGCAGCTCAGGTTGAGTGTGATGGTGCAAGCCTGATTGGTGCCATTGATCATTATATCCGAGAAGCTTTACAGGAAATAAATAAAATTCCCGTTCCTTTCCATGATCAGGATACTCAAGGTCATAAGGAGGAGAAGAGTGACTGATACAGGAGAAGGTTTTTTTTATTTTCATGCCTGTCAAGCGTGTCAACCAGACCCTCCCTACACAGTTTCACAATGGGCAGATAAAAACCGTTATTTAAGCACACTATCCAGTGCTGAACCTGGATTATGGAGGACTAAACGTACCCCTTATCTACGGGAAATCATGGATAATCTTTCCTCTTACATCCCAATTGAAAAAACAGTTGTAATGAAAGGTGCACAGATTGGTATGTCAGAGGCTGGCTTGAATTTTTGTGGTTATGCCATTCATCATAGTCCTGGCCCTGCTCTTTATGTGATGCCCACAGTTGAAATGGCAAAGAAAGTGTCTAAAACGCGTCTTGATCCCATGATTAAGGCCAGTCCTGCATTAAATGAACGTATCGCCCCTGCCCGCGCTAGAGACAGTGGAAATACAATGTTTTCGAAAGAATTTGATGGTGGGGTGTTGATGCTTACAGGAGCCAATAGTGCTGCTGGCTTGCGATCGATGCCTATTCGTTATTTGGTCCTTGATGAAGTTGATGGCTATCCATTGAATGTTGATGGAGAAGGAGATCCTGTCAATCTTGCTGAAGCACGTAGTGCAACTTTTATTCAACGAAAGATTTTTAAATTATCAACACCAACTCATCGTGACACAAGTCGTATCGCTAAAGATTTTGTCTTAGGAGATCAGAGATATTACAATGTGCCTTGTGATGAGTGTGGCACACTTCAACCCATTGTCTGGTCACAAATTAAATGGCCTAAAGGAGCTCTTGAACAGGCTGTGTTTGTTTGTGCCCATTGTGGTCATGAGCATGCTGAGCACCGTAAAGAAGATTTATTATCTGAAGAAAAAGGTGCTTGTTGGATACCAACAAAAGAGCCAACCGAGCTTTTGTTAGATTTTTAATATGCTCAATTATATACTCAAGTGGAAAAGAAAATTGATTCCGATATCCCCCATCACGTAAAGTGACATCAAGGTGCTTTAACATAAATCGTCCTGTTAACATTAACTAATTTGGTTTACGATTTTATCTCCAAGGTTATAAAATAATTCGCTCTTCGAATATAAATGATAAAACCTACTAGGCAATATGTAGCCAATAAAATCGCTACAACCTATGGAATATGTCCAGATATTTTTCCGATAATTGCGGCACTTAATGCAGCACTACCCAATTGCAAAGCTCCCATAACACCAGATGCTGCTCCAGCAGCGTGTGAATGAGACGAAATAGCCAATGCAGTTCCTAACGGCAATAAAAAACCATTACCAAAGGTAATAATAGAGATAGTTATTAAGCTTGTCACAAGTGGCCACAGACTTACAAATATTTGTAAAGCAAACAATATCCCCTTATGACAAAAATAATATATCCACGCCGTATAGTTTGTTCCATAGCCTCTTGCTTGAGAAACTTTCTTGCTACTAAATTACCTAAGATATAAGTCAAAAAAACACCAATGTAACTATAACCAATATAGACAGACGACAGACCTAAAGTTGCCAACAAAAAAGGCGATTCTACAATATAAGCAAAATAAGTCGCGTAAGCAAAACACGAAAGTAAGTGCATAAAAGAGAAACTGTTTATTTTAAAACTCCGAAACTGTTCTTAATGAGTTCTATAGTAGTAAAAGATTGACGTTTTATAGGCGGTAAAGTCTCTGTCAGTACAAAACAACATAACACAATAATTAAGAGTATAAAAAGACTTAAAAAGATAAAAGTCGCCTGCCAATGAAAAGTCTGTAATAACATTTCCCCAATGAACGGCGCGAGTGCTGGTGATGCTCCACAAAAGGAAAAATAACTAGATAAAGTTTTCCTGCCTCTTTTTTATCTAACAAATCATTGATAATAGCGCGGCTCAAAACAATCCCTGCACAATCTCCAAGACTTTGAAAAAATGCAGTACAAGCAAAACCTGAAAAGTATCTATATAAATTATACTAAAAGTCGTAAAAAACCATAAAAATAAACCAAATAAAAGTGTCTTTTTACGCCCAAAATTATCACTAAGAGGCCCATAAATTAGTTGCCTAAAAGCTAATCCCCATAAAAAAATCGCTATTGCATCTTGGATTTGAAATTCAGTAATCTAGTAATGATAACGCATATCCCTAAGTGCAGGAAAAAAGATATCCGTAGAAATCAAACCACCTACTGATAAACATACAATAAATATAATAAATAGTAATGTAGGTTTATAATTCATAAAAAACGCACTTTATAATTTATAAATTTAACTTATCTTAATAAAAGATATAATTTAAATTTAATATTATAATATATTTATACTTGTTTAAAGTTAATTTATTTTTTATAAACAAATAAGATAATTTTCACTATGCATTAATTTTATATAAAAATACTTTTTATTATTATAAAAATAAAAAATAAACTATATTATTTAAAATTTACTAATATGAATTCATATTATACTGTGCTATAATATATTTTAATAACTGATTTTAAGATAAAATTACACCATAACTCCTAAGATTATAAGTAATTATCTACCATTATTAAATATCTAAATAACAATAACAGTTTTATTGATAACCATTACTTTCCATGTTGGAAAAAATTTGAAACTTCATCTACAAAGTAGAAATCTCAATCCAAAAAGCATTTTAGTTCTAACTTTAGGCAATCTTACTCTTCAAAAAGATGTGGATTTTCAAAAGAAAGCTTTTTTCGTGCTTTTTGTAATCGCTTAATGACTTCGTCAATCTTTGAGATAGAACAAAAAGATTCTTGATTATTTAATAGGCGTTGTTTGTCTCCACCTTCACACAAATACTGCATCTGAGATTGAAGCATCCTAATTTCCTGAAATAAAAAACGACTCGTCTCTTTAAAGCTATTATTCAATGAAAATAGTTGATCAGAAATTGATATTAAAACTTGTTTTAAAAAACGTTCATGTTCTTGACGCTTGCGATATTCCAAAATAAGAGCGTAACTCATCTTATCTAGCTGCTTTTTAGTGACATCAATTTGACGCAATAAATCCGGACTTTTTTCATTGCTATCTTTTTGCACCTTCAAAAGCATAGCATAAACATCTAGTAGCTTGACTGCAGAATAGGATAAATAATCAGCTAACGTAGATGTATTAACATAGTGTTTTTCTGTAACCATCACAAATCCACCTAATGACTGGTTTTACAAAATTATCCCACTATTCATTTTTTACTCTACAAGATTATTCTAAAAAAAGTGCTAAAATATTGCTCTTAATTCATTCTATTGAGCATTATGCTTTCCAAGCTTCACATTTAATAATCAGTTAAAGGAGATAAAAGATGTACAGGTGCAAAAAGAATAAAGTCTGTTGTTTTTTTCAAAATATGACCACTATCAGCAAAGATCTCTTGACTCGGTGATAATTCCGTACCCTGCATAATCGCTGAAGCTAGAGAACCTTCTCGAGAAAGAGCCATTAATGTCGGTGAAGATGCAAACACACTATGCGCCCCCCCATCAACATTAGAAAAATCTAAAACTGCTATTTTATTCTTGCGCAATATTTCAATGCTTGAACCATCCCCTACACGAGCATGCCCACCTGTAAGACGTCTTGACAAAGCGAGAGCTTTATCCTTACGAGATACTAAAATAGCTGTTGGGTGAGGTAATTTTTTAATATCGTAAAGCTGACGCTCAAATACATCAAGATCAATATCTGGTGCAGCCATTAAGAAACTTGTAATACGATAAATTGGTTTATATTTTTTCTGCAAAGCTAAAGTTCTGAATGCTTCCATGATAACAAAATTGCCCATAGAATGCGCAACAACCGAAATCTGATCAGCTGTTGTTTCACTGATAACTGTTAAAAGCTCTATTAACCCGTCACGTGCAAAATTAGCGCTATCACGATCATAAATATAAAAAGGCACAGATCCAGCAGAAGGCCACGAATAATGTACAGCAACTGCATCTAAAGAATAATCATAAGAAAATTGAGCTGTGCGGAATGTACCATCTGCAAAATTATTATTATAACCATGAATAAAAAGGAAAATTTCTTTTTTTCCTTTTGGTTTTTTGGCTAACGCAAGATTTAATTGCTGTTTAAACCGCTCTTTATTATCATATCGCTGCAAAGCTACTGCTGTAAAATATTTATCGAGGCTGGGTTTATACGCGTTTTTTTCAACGATACCTTTCATATGCTGTTGAGGAATTCCTACATCAACACGATTATAGTGTACTTTACTTGACCGCCCTGCCCCATAAGGTTGAGAATAACTGTCTTGGGTCATGCGGCTTGTTGCAACATACACTGGAACGATAGCTTTGGGAGGAATCGATCCACCTTCCACTTCTTGTTGTGCAGCAATCATAGATGGCGTTGCATTTATCCCATGCCAAAGTACAGCACGCTGGTTGCTACATGCTGTAAGCAATGTGGTGCAAATAAAAAATACTATGTATTTTAAAAATATTTTCATTACAACACCACCTAATCTTATTAAAAAAGAGCTCACGCTTTAAGCTTATAATAAAAAACGACTCTCAACAAACTGAAATAGAATTACTATTAGTAATATATTATAATAAAAATAGATAAAGAAGGAATTTTTGTGTTCACTCACATTAATAACAAAAAATGCAAATGATAATAATAGAGGATATATAATGGTGCGGGTGGTCACGCATACACCGCTTTGAGTGTCAAACATGCTGTCATCTAATCGAGAGATATTTCCCTCTGCAATGGGTGCGTCATACCCATAAACACCACGCCAAAGATCAGAGCGCAGACATTTGGAAAGTTTAACGATCCCTTCAATGGCTTCAAGTTTGTCTGTGTCAGGCAATTGATCAAAATAAAGCTGAAATGAATTCCACCATTCTCGCTCTGGCCATGCCCCTACAAAACGCGCACTAAGATCTAACCATTCAAGCCCTTTATCAATAGCCGCTAAAGATCCACGAACCCGCTGCCACTGCGGTCCCGTTTCAAGCAAAACAGCAAGATCTGGCACATAAGATGTTAGCTCTCCAAGCCCATATTCTTCAACCAACCATGGTAAGAAGCTTGGGTCTATGATATCAAGCTTTGCACGAGAGATAAAATCTATTGAACTTTCAATACTTTTATGAAAGTCACAAGCATCGGCAAGGCGTTTTTCAAATTCTGTTGTATTTGTTGGCAGTAAGCGCCCAAGCATTGACTATATACGCCCTTTGAAGTTAAGCGTCACTTTACCAATGGCTAAAATTTCTTCACTGGAGACGGCAATATCATCTTTAGGGGTAACAGCAACAGTCTTCTGCACACCAGGGATCATCAGTTTTGAAATCCACCATGATAAACTTAACTCACGACCAAGAGCTTGCTCTTTCTTCCAAGCTGTGCGTAAATTTGCCTCCATTTGGGTTAAGATCTCTAAAGAAATTTCAGGTAAGAGCCAAACATCTGCTTCTAAATCTACAACCGTTGTTACTGCAGCGTGAACCTCAATTGTATCATTGGTCATAATCACGCTTTTATCCGTCAGCACTTCTTTGACTCTTTGTAATAAATCCTCACTCGCTGTTGCTTGCTCATTCTTACCAAAAATAGCCACGTGAATAGTGAGTTTTTTTCTGCGCGGGTTTGAGTATCTGGAATCCAATCGCTTACAATATTACCGCTTTGAACAAGATAACGTACGTTTTTATGATCAACGTGGCTAATCTTACCTACCATAACCATATTGGCCACACGTCTTTTTAAATCTGTAATTTCTCTATCACGCCGCTCTAACATGGGAATTTTCAGTGGTTTGATATTTATCCTCATTATTAAGACCTGTGTCGGGATCAAAGCCTACACAAGGCTCAAAAAAGACAGTGCTTTCTTCTTCAGGAGAGATATTGGTTACATAAATGACTTCAAAGGTTAAAATAGAACCATGCAATGCTAAGGAGCCATTATCGCCAAAAGCCATGGCAATGTTTTGTAAGCGACAGCTTTCAACTGTGTTGTTGAGATTGGGGTTGTTATGGAAAATAGTTTCAATTTCCCAGGCTAATTGATCAACAAAACGTGCTCCATTTTCTCTTGTGTCATAGCATTCAACATCGACCGTTAAAATACGACGCCTTGCCCCATAATCGTGCCCACTTTCTATCTTTTCATTTTGCGTTGATACATTAACAAATGGATGATCTTCAGGAGAGAAATTAAAGTCTCGCATGTTGTAGATTTCATCACCAGCGGCTGTCTTGCCAGCTTTGATTAACTCAACAAACCTCTTTCTTAGCGTTTCTCGTGGATGCATCTTAATTCCTGTTATTGAAAAGCCGTAAAAAACTGGAGATTTTCTACCAGCTCTAATTAAAAAAGGCTGGACATTTAACCCAGCCTTTATGTTTTTTCACTCTTGAAGAGAAGAACGTTACTATAAATTACTGCAAGTATTAGAAAAGCTTTGGTTATCCCCTATAAAGCCTAAATTACGCACCACGACACCCGTGCCGTTCTTTCCATTATAAGCTTTGACGTTAACTGATTTTCCTTTTACATCTAAGAGATAATAATCTCCCCTATAGAGAGCTCCAGCAGTGTATACAGGTATATTTCCGAATACTTTATCGTCTTTTGCTTGGCAAAAACTTTGTACATGGGTATGCCCTACAAATATTGCTGCGATATCATAACGTGCAAGAATTGATTTAAATTTTGTCAAATCTTGGATGTTTTCGGGTTTAATAAAATGTGAATCATGATCACCGACATGCCGACGAGCGTCATGGAAATTTAAAATTGTAGTCTTGCCCCTGTCAGCAGCAGCTTTTAAATCTTTTTCTAGCCAGTCCAGAGACTTTGTTATATTTATGCTAAAGTAGACATCACTCATATGAACAGTATAAATTGGAAAATTTTGCAGTTGTACATAATGAATATCTCCGTAATCCCATGAATAACTTAAACTCCCTTCGATAAAGCGAGTTGGTTGAACACCGGGAAATGAAGAAATAAATTTATCAGTTACGTCTTTGTTGAAATTGGGTAATTGAGTTTCGTATTTATTTATTTCCGATAACATTCTAGTAACTGCACTCATAGCGCACGAATCTCGACTAATAGTTCCAATAAGGGTGCAATCACCAACATTATTTGCATAATCATGGTTACCTAACCCTTCATATAAATTGGGAATGTTATATACATTTTTATAATCAGTATAGGTTTTTGGTCGACCAAATTCAGTCAAATCACCATTTACTAGATGAAAGTCAGCCCGGTGTGACTTTATCGCTTGTGCAACCTTCGTATTTGTTTTTATCCACGGGTCTCTATTTGCCGTTGAGTTAGGATCACCGTAATCCAAACGCCATGCTTGTGGATCAGCTGCTATTATAAGCAAATGATCTTTCATTGAAGATTTTCTATTGACATTCCAAGTCATTGTTGCGTTATTACCTTTTCCGGTACCCTTAGTCGTAAAAAAGTAATCTTTATCGGATGAATTTACAGAATAACTATTCTTTCCCGTATATGGATTGTTCCATTTAAATGTTAAAATAGTCCCATCATCTTGTACTTGATATTTAACCCATCCTCCGGCTCCAGTAAGCCAAGCATTAGATGTTGTACCCATTTTTCCTGCTTGGCCAGATTCTATGGTACCAGGTTTTCTCTTCCATTCTCCACCACTAAGTCCGTAACTAATTGGGACCAGGGAAGTACCCTTAATATTGTTGACAATAGTTACATCTGTTGAACGATCATCAAATGCTTTTGTTTCATCCTTATATTGTCGAGCATCAATAAACATGTTTTTTGTATTTTCGGAATGAAAACTCGTACAACCAGAGATAATAAAAGCAATCATCGTGATTGCAATATATTTATAATTCATAATTTATATCATCCTCATCGAAATTAAATTTAAATATAGTATTATTATATTACAAAATAATTTGTTCTAAAAGTACTTAATAATACATTTTCAATGTAAGTTATATATATATATTATATTTAATAGTAGGTATGCTATATTTGAATTGTGTAAATTATAATTATGGTTTTATTAATTTTCTTTGAACAGTGCTATTAATTTTGGATAATGCATCAGATAAAAGCTTCCGTAGCGCTATGTTTGAAATTAGACATTAATGTAATATAAAAATGGTGGAGAAGCTGTTATGGTTACTAGTCGTATAGTTCAAGCACGTATTCGCGAAGATATTCAGAATGTAGCTAGCCAAATCATTTAAGCCTCTGGTTTGTCAGTGCGTGATGTGGTTAGAGTATTGATGACCGTATTGCACAAGATAAAGCTATTCCATCAGTGTTATTTCCACCGAATGCGAAAATAATTAGAAGCTTTTGCTGAACTCGACAAAGGTGGCTTAAAAAAGTTTAATTCAGTGGATGAATTATTTGATGATTTGTATGCGCACGATTGAGCGTACTATTGTTTTCAAACGTGATTTCAAGCGTGAAATGAAAGGAAAGTATAGCTACTTTTAGAGAATGATTTGCGCAAAATTATTGAAAGCATTAGTGAATAATCAACCGTTAGAACCGCGGCATCGTGATCATGTATTAATCAGAAATTGGAGTGATTTCCGAGAGTGTTTTATTTGACCTGATTTAGTATTGATTTATCGTTTAATCAATCAGGATAGATTAGTTTTGGTGCACCTTGGTTTTCACTATGAACTTGATTTATGATTGAAGAATCAATCTGCTTTTTGTTTTAAATAATAATGTTTTACAATTTGTCAGCTACAGCCTCCTCATGTAGAATAAGCTTATACATATTTGATTCTGATGCCTGTATATTTGCAACAGTAAAATGCTCTTGAGAAGAACTCACTTTATTGCTGTCAATTTCTTTAGGAGTAAACAGAACAATACAATCTCCTAGTTCAGGGAACACGCCACCAATATCATTGATGCAAACATCGAGCTCTTTCCTTGGGATTGTTGTTGTTACTCTTCCTCCGGCCTCTGATTCTGCATGCTTAATGCTATAAATCGCTGTGATATGAAAAGACTGCCCTGTTTTCTTTCATGTATTGATCACAGGCTGCCTAAAGGTATCGCGTACACTTCAACCATTTGACTGAGCAGCCCATGCCATTGCATTTTATTGCGCCTTTACCACTGCTTTGAAGAGCATTTCAGGATGCGTACAAATGAAGAGTGGGTAATTGTATACCTCAGGTCTCACCCATGCGTCATTTTAGCGATCTATAACAAGTGTAGGGTAAAGAGGTTTGCCGACTGTATTGACAAACTTCATGCTTTCACCCGGAGCAAAAGTTTTTTGGAAGACACCAGGCACATTAACAGGAACGAATTGACATTCATTAGGTTTGATTCCTATGCTTCGTTCTGCATTAGATTTGGTGTTCATGTTATAATCATGAATGTTGCAGTAATTAATGAAAGTCACACCTACAAAATCAAACTCATTACAGAACACTTAACAGGCAAAACAGTATCATCTTATGAAACACCTGCCATGCGATGGGGAAATGAACATGAACACAGGGCAATTGAAGAATACAGCTTCATTTATGATACCCCTGTCACACGATGTGGATTTATTCCTCACCCAACAATTGAAATGGCAGGCGCTAGTCCTGATGGTCTCATTGGAAATGATGGCCTTGTAGAAGTCAAATGCCCTCAAGAAACAACACATGTACGTTTTTTACGAGATAGTAAAATCAAACCTGAATATATCTTACAAATGCAATTTCAAATGGCTTGTACAGGGCGAAAATGGTGTGATTTTGTCAGTTTTAATCCATTGTTCACCAATCAAGCAACTCATTTGCGTGTAAAGACGCTACGCATCCCACGTGATGATGAACAGATTGAGCTCATCAATAAAGCTGTTGAAACATTTTTAGCAGAAATAGAACAAGATATGCAATTCTTGACACAAGCTGCTTAAACCCCATAGGGGCTCTTTCATTGCATTCTCTCTAGCGTCCCCACACATTCTATTTAATATAAAAAAGAAAGGTAATAAGATGATATTTGATGATGGCGATAGATATGTCACGACACGTGAATGTGCACAGCTTTTTAATGTGTCAACAACAACGATTCGCAATTGGGTGATACGAGGAGTATTTCTCCAACCATATAAGCTTGGTAAGTCAGTAAGATAG